TATACTTCACGGCCCGCCGCACTGGCGGGCACATCGCAGCATCAGTCGGGGCGTAGCGCAGCCTGGTAGCGCATCTGCCTGGGGGGCAGAGGGTCGTCGGTTCGAATCCGGCCGTCCCGACCAAAAGCTTAGATAGGACAAGGGCTTACACTTCGCGGTGTGGGCCCTTTTTCGTTCTACACCCTATTGCCACCCTATGGCCACCCTATGGCATTGCTATATCGAGGCGTTTCCAAGGCGATTGATGACCGTAACGGTGGTCGGATAAAGCCGTATGGCAGTGCGCCGAAAGTCGCAGTTCTTGCTGATGGAAGGTTCCTGTGCGACGGCACAATCACCCTCGGCGAGACGTTCGAGAACGCGGCACGTGCGCATCGGCTGGAGTCTGGACTGTACGGCGGCAGCGTCGTGTCCTTTACCCGGGACGCTACCGAAGCACACCGGTTCGCTACTTCGAACTTCAGTGAGCCGGGTGTGGTGTACGTCGTAGATGAGGCTCTGTTCGAACAGCACGGCATTCTGGCCTGGGAAGGCGAGGATGTTGAATGGGCGGACGAGCAGGAAGTTTCGCTATCCGCACCCGATGGAGGGGACATTCACCCCGCAGTAGTCGTCCGCAAGTATGAAGTCGATTCACAAGGTCGGCACATCAGCGACCTGGCTTGATCGCCAGATCCACCGCAGTCCATGGTGCCTCATGGCCGCCCAGGTAATGCTCCGTCATCGAAGCATTGCCGTGTCCCATCAGGGTTTGGATCTGCTCAGTGGTCCAGCCCGCATCGCGCAGCAGCGCGCCGCCCAGGCTGCGGATCTCATGGAAGGTTGGCGGCGCATCGCCACCCACGCCGGCAGCATCGCGCGCCTTGGCGAACGCACGCGACAGCTGCTCGGGCAACACCTGCGTGTGGTGCGCTCGGTCCCTCGCGCGCTTGTCGCTGGGCCTGGCCTTTTCCGGCAGGCGGTGGATCACGAACGGCGAAACCACGTCATCGCGGCACCGGGCCAGCAGGTCGGGCAGCGGGCCGGCCACGGCGATCTGTAGTCGAACGTTCGTCGAGCCCTCGGTTTTCGACGGCACCACCCACAGGTGGCCGTCGCGCACGTCGGCGAACTTCACCGTCACCACGTCCTCCCGGCGCAGCAGCGTCACCAGCGACAGGTCCATGGCATTGCGCAGCCAGGGCGCGGCTTGGTCCCATATGGCCCGGTACACGTCCAGCGTCAGGCGCACGCGCTTCCGTTCGTGCTGGAACCGGCGAGTCGCCAGCGCGGGGTTGGTGTCTATCCAGCCCTCTTCCACGGCGCAGGCCAGGATCCAGCCCAGCACCAGCCGGAACTGCTGGCGCGCGCGGTCGGATTCGGTCACTTCGCGGATGAAGGTGGCGCACACCTTCACCGTCACGTCGGCCACCGCCTTCGAACCCAGCCCGGCCTCGATGCGTCGGATCACGCTTTCGTAGACCTCGGCCGTCTTCGGCGCCCATTTCCTGCCGGGCACGTCATCGCGGCGGAACACGACAATCGCATCAGCCACCGTCTCGCCGGGCGTGATGACCCGGGCCACCAGGTCGTCGGTGGGGATCAGCAGCGCGTTGAGCTTCTTGGCCGCGGCGAACGCGCGGGCTTGGTCGGTGCCCATCCACGTCTCTTTCTTCGAGACCGGGTGCCGGTACTTGAACCCGTCCCGGTTGGGGTACAGGTTGGCCGGCCATCCCTGGCGGCTCTTGCTTCGTTGCCTCGGTGCCATCGTCAGGCCGCCTCACCCAATACTCGCGCGACAAGATCATCGCCGCCGGCGAGCCATTCGTGTTCGTCGATGAACCAGGTGCCGCCGACCTTGCGGCCGGGCAGCTTGCCCTCGCGCAGCAGCCGCTGCAGAACCTGCAGGGACGGGCGGCTGCCCTCTTCAAAGTAGCGGTCCAGCCACCGCTCGGGGGTCATCAGTTGCATGCTGGTCTCCTTCAGTTCGTCGCCAGCGCAGCGCGCAGCTGCTCGGTGGCCTGGGTTGCTGCATCGCGCAGGCGCAGGACCTCAGCGCGCAGGCGGATCACTTCATCGGCCGCGACCACCAGCTGCTCGCGCAGCACGTCCTTGGCCGGCTGCTTCATGCGGCGCGGTTCGCGGGGGAAAAGCTGGTCGGGCATGGCTCAAGCTCCAGGGCGGGATGCGGCAGCGCTGCAACTGCTGCAGGCGAGATCCACAGGGATTCGATGCGGGGTTGGTTGGACTGGGCACGTGCGTGCACGTCGACCCGGCGCCAGCCCACCAGCGCTTCGTCATACAGCGGATGCCGGTACCCACTGAGCAGGACCATGCCGCGAAGCTGCAGCAGCTGGTCCAGCAGCGCGACATGCTCGGCGTCTTCCAGCTCATGCGCGTAGACCTTCCGGTGGTCGCCGGCGCGCGTCTTCAGCACATAGGGTGGGTCGACGTAGAACAGGGTTTCCGGCGAGTCGAACTGCGCGATGACGTCGATCGCGGGCTGCTGGTCGATCAGCACATCGCGCAGGCGATCGACGTAGGCCGGGATGTGCTGCGGCCAGCCGCGCCACATGCTGGTCGGCGTGTGGTGGGTTGGGCCTGCACGCCAGCCGTTGCGGGCCAGGCGCTTCTTGGCGCCGATCGCCTGGGCGGTGCGGATCACCATGCGGCGCGCGGCTTCGACCGGCTCGGGGTGGTCCTCCCATGCCTGCACGAACTCGGCGCGGGAATAGGGGGTCATCGTCAGCGCCAGCCGCAGCTGCTCGGCCTTCCCTGGATCCCGCAGCACGCGGAAGAAGTCGACCACGTGCTGGTCGAGGTCGTTGTAGACCTCGATCGCGGATGGCCGCTTCCGCAGCAGCACCGACATTGCGCCGCCGAACGGCTCGACGTAGCAGTGGTGCTGCGGCATGTGGCCGATGATCCAGTCAGCCAAGCGCCATTTGCCGCCGTGGTACCGGAGCGCGGGGCGGGTAATCATGCGAACAGGTCCAGTTGGGCCGGGAGCGCCGGCGGTGGGCTGGGGGCGGACGCCGGTGCTACCGGAGCACGGCGTGGCTTTGCCGCAGGCGGTGCACGCTGCACCAACTGCAGGTAGTCGCCGTCGCCGCGCATCTGCCAGGGTCGCCCCTTGATCGGGCAAACGTCGTGGTAGCCCGCGTCGTAGTGGCCGGCGCTCGGCCCTTCGCGATACCTGAGCTGCACCTGGTAGTGCGGCCGACCCGCGAACCTTCCCGATTCGAGGTGTGGGCCAGTCACGCTCTTGACGGTAAACAGCGGAAAGCAACGACTCCAGTTGGTGTCGTCGCCCCGCTGATCGGGTTGACCGTAATCAGCCCTGGGCTCGTCTTTGTACCAAGCCCATACCTTGTCACCGACCTGGAACGGCCGCAGATGTTCAGTACCCGCATGAGTGCGATCAGGAAGCGGCGGGAACAAGTCGCGGATTGAGTACCAGTTTCCGCGACCGGTCATATCGCTCAACTGCGTCATCGGGAAGAGGGCGACGGCGATGATGCCGCCGCGCATCAGGTAGAACGCACGCCTGCATGGAGTGGGGCCTGCCTCGATGCTGGATAGGATGGTTTGACGCGACCATCCCTTGGCGAGCCTCCGCGAAACGATGCCGTCGGCGATTTTGAATGCCAGGTCCTGGTCGATGACAGGTTGGCCTTCCCACGGTGCAGCGATGAGTGGCTGGTCAGCCATGGGCGGCCACCTGCGGCAGCTGCACGCGCCCACCAGGTCGCACGGTGGCCAGAGTCGCCGGCGCTGCCTCGGCCTCGATCAGGGCATAGCCGATGCGGTCGACGCGTTCGCGCAACACTCGGCGCGCTTTCAGCAGCTCCATTGCGATGAACCGGCGGTGGTCCTGCAGCTGGAACGTCCGCGTCTCGATGTGCAGCTTTCCGGCCAGGTCGCGGCGGAACAGGCGGTAGGTGAGGACGTGGCCGCCCAGCACCTTGTCGATGGACCGGCCCCAGGCGAAGCCCTCGGTGCGCTTCGGCAGCCGGCGGTCGTAGCGGTGGTGGGTCATGCCTTTTCACCCCAGCGGACGTACAGCCACACGTCCACGAACTGGCCGCAGCTGGAGCCGATATCGGCCTTGAACCCGAGGTCGCGCAGTTCTTTCAGGATGGCCTTGCACAGCGCCGGGTACTTGTCCTCGGTCGTGTAGCAGGAGCCATCGCCGAAGCCGTACTCGCGGGTGATGTACTCGCGCTTCCCGTTCTCGGCTGCGGACCTGATGCCTTTCAGAATCGTGTCGACCGCAAAGGTCGGATCCTTCGAACGGGTGATGCTCTCGGCCATCGCGGCCGTCAAACGTTCCGTGGTCATGCGTGGCTCCGAAGCGGCACGCGGCGCACTGGCCCGTGCCACAGGTTGGTGAGGTTGTTGAGGCGGACCTGCAGCGGGTCGCGGCGCAGGGGACGCAGCGGGTCGTGCAGGCGGCGCTCGGTGTTCCGGCAGGGCGCGCACGCGGCGGTGGCCTTGCCGTTTATCAGGGGGAAGAACCGCAGCGGCAGCCGGGCCGCGCACTTCGTGCAGGTCTTCATGGCAGGCGCACCTTCTGCAGGTCCGCCCAGGTCAGCGGGTGCGGGCGCCGCTTGATCCGCTCGTATGCGGCGCTGTGGGATATGTCCAGGATCTCGGCCACCTGCGCGGTGGTGTAGCGCTTGCTCTCGATGACGTGCGCGAACAGCTGCGCGCGGGCCTGGCCGGCACGGCGCAGGCTCTTGGCGTGGCAGGGGTACAGGGCGACGTCCATCAGGCGGCCACCTGCTGGTGATCGCCAGCGCGCAGGCTCTGCTCGAACCCGACGACCATCTGCCGGAACGGTTCCAGGTCGGCGCGCAGCTTGGCGATGAACGTTTCGTCGCGTTCGAAGCGGCGCCACCACAGCTGCTTGCCGACGGCGGCCAGCGCCGGGCAGTACAGGCCGATGTGCCACCACTGCCGGCCGGTCAGCCACATGCAGCCCTGGGCCTGCTCGAACACCTCGCTCGCATCGTTGTCGATGTGGAAGGCGCGCAGCTTCTCCGGGTTGATGAAGCACTTGTATTCGCTGCCGCCGTCCTCGCCGATGAAGCCGTCCGCCGAGCAGCCGTAGTCGCCACACTCGCTCAGCACGAACCCGGCGCGCTTCACCAGCAGGCCGGACTGCACCTCATGCTCGGCGCGCGCGAAGGGTTCCAGCTCATGGCCGCGGCGCATGGCGTAGGTTTCGAAACCCTCATCCAGCGGTTGACCGCTGATGCGCTCGATCGCCAGCCGGAACGCGTAGTTCTTCGAGGCCTCGCTGAAGTCGCCGATGGGCTCGCCGGCCAGCGCCTTCTCGATCACCGCCGACTTCGGCACGGCCTTGTAGCTGGCCGCCTCTGCAGCAGCCTTCGGTGCCATACCGGCCAGCACCGAGTCCACGTAGAGCTGCTGCTGGTCGGTCAGCTCACCCACGCGCGAGCGCGCAGTGGCGAACATGCTGGCGGTGATGACCCCGGCCCTGGCGTTGTGCCAGGCGTCGCTTCCCTGGTCGCAGCGAATCAGGCGCATCCTGCGGCCTCCCTGCGCTCGATATCGCGGTCGATCAGTTCGCTGACGGTGGGCCGGCCTTCGGTATCGACATCAACCAGCTCCGCATCAGCCTTCTCAGCCTCTGCCTTCAGCGCTGCCAGTCCGGCTTGGCCGATCATGGCGCGCTGCTCCTTGGTCAGATTGCCCCACGCCTCGCCGAGAGCGTCGACGCCAACAGTCGCAATGTCCTGCAGGCTGGCGTACAGCTCGATGCGTTCCTCGGTGTCCTCCGGGGGCGGCAGTGCGGTGCGGGTCTGCGCCTGCTGCTCGATCACCGCCAGCCCTTCGCCGCCATCGGTGTTCAGATGGTGGATCGCGGTGTCCAGGCGCTCGGTCTTCGGCCAGTACTTGTAGGCGCGCTTCACTACCGTTTTCTTCGCCATCTCGCCCCAGTCGGTGACCCACGGGCAGGACTTCTTCTTCGATACCCACGCCTTCCATGCCGACGAGCGGTCGCGGATGTCGTTGATTTCGTCCACAGACATTGCGGTGGTCAGGTAATCGCCTTCGGGCGTCTTCACCACCACATAGGCGCCCACAATCTCGCCGCGGTTGCGGCTGAACGGGGCCCGCTTGTGGATTGGTTCCTTGTCCACCCCGACCAGCTCGAACAGGTCGCTCTCGTAGACCAGCTCGGCCTGGCCCCAGCGGATCGACCCGGAGTCGATGGCCAGATCCATCAGGCCCATGTAGCTGATGTCGAGGCAGATCTTGCCGTCGCGCGGCACCAGGTAAGCCTGCTTCTTCGCCGGGTTCAGGCTGATGCCGATGGCCGCGATGTTGACCACTGCGGCAATGACCGACGAACGGTTCTGCATCGCGATTTTCATCGCGTAGTCGTTGCCGTACAGCGTCTGCAAGGCGAACTCGGCCTCGCGGTCGAAGTTGATGGACCGATCAGTCAGCACCGAGGCAAAGGAATCCTTGGTGCCGTAGACCGAATCCTCGATGGTGACGATCTGGTTCACGGGTATTTTCTCGACATGAAATGAGGCGCCGGGTTGCCCGGCGAAGGCCCGCCATTGCGGCGGGCCGGTGTTCGGTTACGCGGCCAGGTCTTCCTGCTGCGGCTTGCTGCCCTTGGCCTGCTTGGTCGGCGGGATCAGGGTGATCTGCACGTCTTCCTGGATCAGCGCGCACAGGGCGCCGGCCTGCTCGGTGGTCGGGTGGAACAGGGCGCTGAGGCCGACCTGCACGCTGCCGCCGTCCAGAGCCTCGAAGCGGAAGCGCTTCAGGGTCACCTCCGACAGCACCATCGGTTCGGACAAGCCCAGCCCGGTGCCGATGACCAGCTGATAGCCCGGGTATTCCTCGTCCCACGACAGCGCGCCGAGGCGGGGGAACTTCACGGCGGTGAGGCCGTCGCTGCCCTCGATCAGATCCTGCTGCTCGCCCTGGCTGGGCTTGCGGTACAGCGTCTTGCGCAGGTCCTTGTTGAAGAAGTCCAGCACCGCGCTACCGGTGGTGGCCAACAGCTTCAGGTCGCCGGCCATCTTGTTTTCGTCGCCGTGCTTCTCGGCCCGGGGGTTGTAGTTGGAGACCTTCGCGGTCGCGTCGATCAGTTCGAACATCGGTGGTGCCTCTCAGGAAGGCCGGCCGCGCCGGCGGGAAGTCAGGACCAGGCCAGCGGCCAGCACATGGCGGCTGCGAGCGCGGCGGTGATGGCGTAGCAGGCGAGGCAGGCGGCGAAGTGGCGCCAGTTGCTGCAGCCGAAGAAGGTCAGGAAGCGCATCAGCCGCGGCCTTCGATCTGCGCGACCAAGCTGTTTGCCAGGTCGACTGCCTCTTCCAGCGCATCGGACAGCCCTTGGAGATCCATCGGATCCGGACCGCCCTGGCGAAGCGCACGCGAGAGGCCACCGATGGTGTCCAGGGCCTCAAACATCTCCGGCGCGGCGGCGATCAGGCGTGCGTTGGCTTCCGCGTTCTGGTAGCAAACGGTGTGCGAAAGCCCGTACTGGAAAGCTTCGTCCGTAACCTCGCCGACGGCGAACACATCCACGTTCTGATCTGGATGCGGGGTTACGACCCACGGCCCCGGTGTGTGCTTACTGCTCATCGTCGTTTTCCTCCACGCACGGGCCGTCCACGGCCTCGCGGTTGTGATCGGTGTCGGTGGGTTCGCACGCGGCCAGAGCGGCGCGCAGGCGGTCGTCGGCCGCCAGCTGGTCGGCCAGGTCGCGGGCTGCGAGAGAGGCGTGGGCTGCGGCGCGCAGTTCGCGGAACAAGATGGCGATCTGCTGCAGGCGCCTCGCTCGGGCATCACCGGCGCGCGGTCCTTTGCAATGGGCAAGCTCAATCTCGTTCTGCAGCATCTGCTGCACATCAATGGCCCGGCTCACGACAGCACCGCCTGCAGCAGTACGGTGGCCAGCACGCCCAGGCAGAACGACAGGGCGTTGGCAACGACAGTGGCGACCACGTGGTGGCGCTGCTCGCGTTCGGCGGCGGTCATGCGACACCGCCTGGCGCCAGCGCGAAAACTTCGTCGCCCTCAGACGGCATGTAGCCCTTCGATGACCAGCCCCACAGCTGACCGGTGCGTAGGTCGGTCCACTTGGTCTGGTTGCGGTCAGACTTGGGATGCACGTTGGCAGTGGTTCCCATCACCGCAGCCCAAAACTGCGCCTTGGTGACCACCTTCATTCCGACAGGGGCGCTCATGCCGCCACCTGCTGCAGCGCCATTTCCAGCAGCTGCGCGTCGATCGCCGCCGCCTCGTCACGGGCCAGCCGGTACAGGTCCTGCAGCGCGCCCGAGCCCATCAGGTCCGCCGGGTCGGTGTGGTGCAGCCGGTGCAGCGCCAACGACACCTCGGTGTAGTGGGTACCGCTGAAGGTGCCGGCCGTCAGTTCCTCGGCCTGGCGCAGCTTGGCCGGGTCGGTGCGGTAGGTGCGCGCCAGCTCCACCGCCTGCTCGGCGAGATGTTCCTGCTCGTGGCGCGGGTCTTCCTGGTCGTCCCAGCTGCGCTGGGCATTGCGGGCCAGGTCGCTTGCGGTACGCGGTGCCATGGTGAACCCCGTTTCAGATGGCCCGGAAGGGCCGACGGGGTCAACAATACAACCAAGGTTGTAGGATTACAACAACCGAAGTTGTAATTATTCCGGCTTTGACAGTTCGGCCGGAAGATGGGCCACAAAAAACCCCGCCGGAGCGGGGCTTTTCCTTGGCATGGGCTTTTAGCGAGCTATCCAGCCATCTTCGCGAGGATCGGGCCCAAGTATTGCTGCACGATCCACCATACGCCTGCACCAATGGGGAGAAGGATCGCGGCAACCGCTTTCCATACGTCCAACTTGGTAGGCGTGTGCTCCAGCCGTTCCTTGATGATCGCTAGGTCTGCTCGGCTTTGGGATACTTCGTCTACGAGCTTTGAGAGGGCAGTCCGAGCCTCACCCATGTCTCGCTGGACGTATTCCATTGCGGATTCAAGTTTGGCGATTCGCGCTTCCATATCGCCATCATGGGGCGGACCACCTCGGGTTTCAACTTTCCTGGCGGTCCCCCAAGGGCCGGCCTTCACGTTCGTCATGCGTCGCCTCCCCGTGGGTTGGCCGACACCCATTGAGAAGCCTGATAGGCGGAATGGATGCGTGAAAATCCACAAGTAGCACATGTGACCAGAAAAACTGGCACGTGATTGGTCCCCGCGCTGCCGTCTTCTTTGCTTGTTCTGATGGCCAAGACTTCCTTGTCAGACGGGGGGAACATGTTCACGTTCCATTCTTCACGTCGGCAGACCTCACAGACGCCTGGCCCTCCAAAGGTCGCTAGAAATCTGCGCACATCTGATTCAGTCAACGGTACATCGAAGATGCGAAGTTCTAATTCGCTCATTAATCAGCCCATCCGCCAATCCAGTGGACACGGCCTACGACCGTGATCGGTTCCCGCTTCGAGTCCATCCGCCGTGGCTTCTGCCAGTAGTGGTCGCCCTTGGGGTTGTCGCTGCTAAAGAAGACCGTGCCGTCCAGCACCATGGCCCTCTTCACGTAGTACTCGGGGTTGGCCGCGCCGTGCACCTGGATCAGGTACAGGCAACCATCGGCCACCCTGGTGTCTGATGTGTCGAAGAGGATTGCGTCCCCGTCCTCGATGGTCGGTTCCATCGAGTCGCCCTTGCCGTAGTAGATCGCCAAGTTGCGGCCGTAGATGCCGCGACGGCGGAGGCTCGCCTTCTTGAACTTCAGGCTGTGGGTCTCGGCGTATTCTTCCGCTTCGGCACCTGCAGCTCCGAGGCCGACTGCCTGCGAGTAGCCAGTGACATCCGCATAGTCGTCGTCCCCATAACGGGGAGGCGCGGCCTCACGCAGCGTCAGGGCGGCCACCATCGGCTCTTCTCCGGTGGTCAGCCACTCGGGCCGCACGCCGCAGGCAATCGCTATCTGGGCGATCTTCTTTGAATCCCTGGACTTCCCCGACTCCAGCTTCTGGATCGCCTGCTGCGAAACGCCGGCGGCCTTAGCCAACTGCGCCTGAGTCAGTTGGGCATGTTCACGGGCACGGGAAACGCGCTCATTCAGTTCCATGTGTGAACGGTGACAACGTGCGTTGTTTTGGTCAAACAACGTGGGTTGTTGACTAATACAACCAAGGTTGTATGCTCGCGACATGGACAACTCACCTCTCGAAGCCGCAGTCGCAGCGGTCGGAGGCCAGAGCGCTCTGGCCCGACTCCTTTCCACTGAAGAAAAGACCGTCCGGCAGGGCCATGTGTGGGCTTGGATCCACCGCGAGCGTCGCGTGCCAGCGGAGCACGTTCTGGCCATCGAAGCAGCCAGCGGCGTTTCGCGCCACGACCTGCGCCCCGACGTCTTCGGCCCGGCGCCGGCCAATGAACCCGCCGACTCGGCTGCCTGACATGGCCACCTCACACCGGCCTGGTGGGGAAGGGCACAACCACGCCCACCGCACCGGCCGCCATGGGCTCGCGCTTCTTCCGCTTCAGCGGACGAACGTGGGTCTTTCCCCCCGCCCTTACGAGGGCAAAGCACCGCCCACCGGTCCAGATCATCTGGACGACGTTTCCGTGGGCATTCCGCAGTGAACCGGGCATCGGGGCCTTCCGTTGTGGTGGGCCTCCATTTCCGCCCCCAACCCCCTGGCAAGAAAAGGCAAATCATGGAAATCACTGACAACCTGACGGATCCAACTGGACGGCTTCACCTGGGTATCTGCGTGACCAGGAAGCCGAAGGACGCACCGCTGCAAGTCGTGCGGCAGATCGAGACCCCAGACCAGGCGCTGGCCATCGCGATGAAGGCCGGCGACCACAAGCTGGCCAACGTGGCCGCTGCCATCGGCAAGTCGGAGAGCTACGTGTCGCGCATGCGCCGCGGCATGCGTCCGATCCCGCGCCGGCTTGTAGGTCCTCTCTGCGCTGCGACCGAATCGAACCTTCTGCGCCAGTTCTTCGACCTGCAGGCTGCCATGGAGCCGCCGTGCTGGCGCTCGGAAGTGTCGCGCTTGGCCGGGATGCTGAGGGGCGTATGAGCACCGACGCGCGTCTCAGCACGGGTTTGCCCGGCCACCCGAAGACGAAGAAGCTGGTTCGTCGGCTGGGCCCTGCCGCCGGCTGGTCGCTGGTGTGCCTGATTCTGTGGGCGCGCGCCAACCGGCCGGATGGTGATCTGGAAGGCATGACCGCCGAGGACATCGAGCTGGCCGCAGACTGGGCGGGCGACAACGACGCGCTGGTGCGTGAGCTGGCGTCGGTCGGGTTCCTGGACGGCAGTGATGGCGCCTACCAGCTGCACGACTGGGCCGAGCATCAGCCCTGGTCGGCGGGTTCCGACCTTCGTTCGTTGAAGGCGAAGTGGAACGCGGTGAAGCGTCATCACGGTGAATCGGAGGCCAATCGTCAGGTTCCCGAATATGCAGCAATCCGTGCTGCATCTGCCGAACATGCTGCTAGTAGCAATGGTTCGGATGCTGGTAGCAGTTCACCGGCAATGCGCTCAGCAGGAACTAGCAATGCTCCGTCTCCGTCTCCGTCTCCGTCTCCGTCTCCGTCTCCGTCTCCAAAAGAAGAAAAACACCCCCATACCCCCTCGGCTACCGCCGAAGGGGCGAAGCCTGGGCGGAAGAAGCGGGAGAAGATCACCTTCGCTGCCTTCCTCGACCAGTGCCAGGACGCTGGCGAATCGGCCATCCCGAAGACGGACCCGATCTTCGCCTTCGCCCGTGACGCTGGGATCCCGAAGGACTTCCTGCACCTCGCATGGCGGGAGTTCGCTGGCCGGCATCGCGACAGCGGCCGGTTGCAGAAGGACTGGCGCGCCCACTTCCGCGATGCCGTGCGCCGGAACTGGTTCAAGCTCTGGTGGTTGCCGCCTGCAGGTGGCTGCGAACTGACGACCGCCGGTGTGCAGCTGGCCCGTGAGCGCGATGCCGAGAAAGCCCGTGAGCAGGAGCAGGCCCCATGAGCGCCCAGCCTGCCTACCGCGACGACTACGCCTACCTGCTGGTGCCGCCGCACTCGATCGACGCTGAGCAGTCCGTCCTCGGCGGCCTGATGCTGGCGCCGGAAGCGCTGCGCGATGTCCGCGATGTGTTGACCGAGCGGGACTTCTACCGCCGCGACCACCAGCTGATCTGGCACGCCATCTGCGATCTGGCCGACCGCGAACAGCCCTTCGACACCGTGCTGCTGATCAACTGGTTCGAGAACCAGCGCCAGCTGGAACTGGTGGGCGACGGCGCGTACTTGGTCGAGCTGGCCAGCACCACGCCGTCAGCGGCCAACATCCGCGGCTATGCCGAGGTCGTGCGCAACAAGGCCCTGCTACGGGGCGTGATCGAGCGCGCCACCGAGATCACCAACGACGCCTACGGCACCGCCGACGAGGACGCCGATGCGCTGGTGGCCAGTGCCACAGCGAAGTTCGCCAACCTCAGCGTGCAGTCTGGCGGCAACGGCGGCTTGGTGATGGTGCGCAGCGACCTGCAGGGCATGTGGGAGGAAATGGAAGCCCGATTCGAGGGTACCGCCGAGCTTGGCCTGGTCCCGCCGTGGCAGAACGTGGCCAGGAAGCTGCCCGGTCTGGAATCCACGGACCTGATGATCCTCGCGGCCCGGCCGTCGATGGGCAAGACGGCGAACATGCTGGAGTGGGTCTACAGCGTGGCGGTGCAGGGCAAGCACGCTGCGGTGTTCAGTCTGGAGATGGCCCGCCGGCAGCTGCTGGCGCGGTTGATGAGCATGCACTCGGGCGTGCCGTTGTCGCGCATGCGGGTGAAAGGCGAACTGACCAACGACGACTGGCAGAAGCTGAGCATCGCCCGCAACTTCCTGCACGGCCTGCCGCTGGCAATCGACGATTGCGGCTCGCTGCCGGTGGATTCGCTGGTGGCGCGTGCGTCGCGTATGCACGCCAAGGTGAAGGGCGGGTTGGGCGTGGTCGCGGTCGACTACCTGCAGCTGCTGTCGGGTCCGGCCAAGGCCGGCAATCGCACCGAAGAAGTTTCCTACATCTCGCGCACGCTGAAGAAGCTGGCCAAGACGCTGGAATGCCCGGTGATCGCGCTGTCGCAGCTCAACCGCTCGCTGGAGACGCGTACCGACAAGCGCCCAGTGATGGCCGACCTGCGCGAGTCCGGCGGCATCGAGCAGGACGCCGACGTGATCGCCTTCATCTACCGCGACGACTACTACACGAAGGACGCCTGCGGCGCTCCAGGCATCTCGGAATTCATCCTGGCCAAGAACCGCCAGGGCGAGACCGGCACCGCATACCTGCGGCACCACCTCGAATGCAGCCGATTCGAGAACTACCACGGCGAGAAGCCGAACTACTCGCTCAAAACCGTGCTGCGCGATGCAGACGATGACAGCGGCGGATTCGATGCGCCGCGCGATCGCCGCAGGAGCGGCAAGGACATGGCAACCGGAGAGCGCGCATGAACCCGAACGAGAGGGCGAACTGGTGCATTCAGCAGGCCGAGGAGATCGAGGCCGGTTTGCCGCCGGTGGACGCCGATCTGGATCTGGCCCCCATCGGCTACGCAATCGCAGGCTGGTGCAGGGGCATGGCCACCATCCTGGCAACGGAAGAGGAGCGTGCGGCATGAACTTGGGAACCTTCATTCTGCGCGCCGGCAATGCCCGCGACCGCATGGCAGCTGCATGGCACTTCGCCTGCCAGTTCCTGGAGCTGGGGCAGGACGTGTGTGTGACCGTTAAGGAGTACAAGCCCAGCCGCAGCCTGGAGCAGAACGCCATGTTCCATGCCATCTGCGGCGAGATGGCCACCCAGCTGAAGTGGGCCGGCCGCTACATCGACGCCGAGGGCTGGAAGCGCCTGCTGGTCGACGCCTGGGCGCGCGAATCCAACCGCCAGCAGGGCGACGTGGTCCCGTCCCTTGACGGCGCCAGCATCGTGAACCTGTCCATTCAGACCCGGCGCATGACCGTGGGCCAGATGGCCGAGCTGATCACCTTCGCGCAGGCCTGGGCCGTGGAAAACAACGTGCGCCTGAGCGACCAGGCGCCGAAGCGACTGCAGAGGTACGCGGCATGAAGCGCGGACGCAGCACCAGCAAGCCCACCGTTGAGCAGCAGCAGCGCATGGACGCCATCAAGGACATCGGCTGCGTGGTGGCGTACGCATTGGGCATGGGCTACATCCCATGCGAGGTGCACCACCTGACGGTCGGGGGCAAGCACGGCCAGAAGCGGCGCGGGCACGACTTCACCATCGGCCTGAACCCGTGGTCGCACCGCGGCGAGCCCTTCGGCGGCATGGATGCGGACACCTGCGAGCGCCTGTTCGGCCCGTCCTACGCCAAGCAGCCGCGCCGATTCCGGCAGGAGATCGGCAACGACGACTACCTGCTGGACCTGCAGAACACCGCGCTGGACCAGTACTGGGGGAGGGTGCGGCCATGGCGCGCAGCCTGACCTTCGGCATCGACCCGGGCCTGAGCGGCGCCATCGCCACCCTGGTGGACGGCGAGCCCGGGCAGGTGATCGACACCCCGATCATGGAAGTGGACGGCCACACCGAACTTGACGCGCGCGCGATAGCGATCTTCATCCGCGAGCAGCGAACGGCGAACCCCGGCGCCCACGTCTCGGCCTGCATCGAGCGCGTGCGGGCCATGCCGGCCAAGGGACGCAAGCAGGGCGCGCAGTCGTCTATGAACTTCGGCGACACCTACGGCAAGGCCAAGGCGGTGCTGGAGCTGCTGGGCATCCCGACCACCAGGGCGGAGCCGGCCAGCTGGAAGCGGTCCTTCGGGCTGCTGAAGCAGGACAAGAACGCCGCCCGTGTCCTGGCGATCACGCGGTTCCCATCCGCCGCGCCGTCCCTACGCCGCAAGAAGGACAACGGCCGCGCCGACGCGCTGCTGATCGCCCTGTGGTTCGAGAACACCCACCTGGCCTCGCACATCACCGACGAGGCCTCAGCCTGATCCCGACGAACCCCACCGGGGGAACGACCATGCGCAAGAAGACCGACAACCAGACGACCAGGCAGGCAGCACCGCATCGGCAATTCCGCCGGTCAGCGGTGGGTCTTGCCGTGGCCAGCGAGGCGGACGTGCTGGTGGTGGCCAGGAAGGTGCTTTCCCGCGTGCGCGACATCCGCAACGCCCAAGGAGAGGGCAGCTATGTGTTCGGAGACCCGGCCTGCAGCATCTTCGCCCTGCGCATCGGCTCGGCAGCGGGGGAGGGCATGCTGCGGGAACATCCCGACTGGCTGTTCGGGCTCTACGGCGCCGACACCGCCGACGGCAAGCGGGTCAGCTTCCCCAGCCCGGACCAGATCGCCGAGGACCTGCGGGAGCACTACGGCTGGGAGCAGCCCGAGCCCGTCCGCTGGCCGATGCAGCTGGAATTGTTCGCTGCTGCCTGATCGCCATTGATCGGAATGCTCAGGCTGGGATAACAGCAGCATGAGCGACCGCCAGACGCTATCCACCATGGAACTGCTGCACGCCAGCATCGTCCGTCCCGACGGAACGGTGCCGGCTATCGACCGCAGCCCGTCGCCCTGGTGGCGGAACAGTCAGGAAGCCACCCGGGGCGAGTACCGGGACGACCAGCACGCAGGTGTCGACAACAGCGTGCAGCCGACACGGGGAGAGCCGCGTTGCGGCGGCCATGGGGACTTGCCTCTCCATGGTGACGTTCATGCCCCCGGGAATCGGCAGCCTCTACCAGGTGCGCGGACATGCGCGCCCTGACCCCGAAACAGGAATCCTTCTGCCAGCGCTACCTCGAAACCGGGAATGCCAGCGAGGCCTATCGCCTCTGCTACAGCGCTGAGAAGGCCAAGCCCGAGACGGTGAACCGCTCGGCGAAGGAACTGCTGGATAACCCCAAGATCGCCGCAAGGCTCTCCGAGCTACGTGCGGAGGCCCTTGTAGGGCACTCGGTGACCGTCGCCAGCCTGCTGAGGGAGTTGGAAGAGGCCAGGTTGGTGGCCATGAAGAAGCGCCAAGGCGCGGCCATGGTCCAGGCCACGATGGGCAAGGCCAAGCTGGCTGGGCTGGAGAAGGGGGGCGATCCGGACGACACGCCAACACCGACCTCGGTTCCGGTAGAGGTCAAAAGCGGGCGCAAGAATGCCAACCCTTAACGAACCGCAGGCCGCGTTCCTGCAGCTGCCCCATAAGTTCCGCGCCTTCGTGGGCGGGTTCGGCTCGGGTAAGACCTGGGTCGGTTGCGGCTCGCTGTGCCGCCACATGTGGGAGCACCCGCGCGTGCCGGCCGGCTACTTCGCCCCCAGCTATCCGCAGATCCGCGACATCTTCTATCCAACCATCGAGGAAGTGGCCTACGACTGGGGTCTGCGCGCGCGCATTGTCGAGTCGAACAAGGAGGCCCATCTGTACTCAGGCCGCCAGTACCGCGGCACGATCATCTGCCGGTCCATGGACAACCCGGCCAGCATCGTCGGCTTCAAGGTCGGCAAGGCCCTGGTCGATGAGATCGACACGCTGAAGAAGCGAAAGGCCCAGGACGCCTGGCGCAAGATCATCGCCCGCCTTCGCGTGAAGGCCGACGGCCTGCAGAACGGCATCGATGTGACGACCACCCCCGAGGGGTTCAACTTCGTCTACGAGCAGTTCCACCAGCTGCCCAGCGAGAACCCGAAGCTGCAGGCGCTGTACGGCCTGGTGCACGCCAGCACCTACGACAACGAGGCCAACCTGCCGGACGACTACATCCAGTCGCTGTTCGAGAGCTACCCGCCCCAGCTGGTGCAGGCCTACATCGACGGGATGTTCGTCAACCTGACCACGGGGTCGGTGTATCCGGCTTTCTCCCGCACCGCGAACAACACGACGGCCGAGATCCAGGACGGCGAGGCGCTGCACATCGGCATGGACTTCAACGTGCTGAACATGACGGCCATCGTCTGCGTGATCCGCGACGGCGAGCCGATGGCACTGGCCGAGCTGACCGGCATCCGCGACACCCCGGCGATGATCGTGGCGCTGAAGGACGCCTATCCTCGCCACCGCATCACGGTCTACCCCGACGCCAGCGGCGACAGCAAGCACACCAACAATGCCAGCACGTCCGATCTCGGGCTGCTGCGCGCTGCCGGTTTCAGCATCGTGGTGCCGGCGGCCAATCCGCGCATCCGCTCCCGCGTGGTCAGCGTCAACGCCATGATCCTCAACGCGAAGCGCCGCCGCCGCTTCCTGGTGAACGTGCGCAACTGCCCGAAGCTGACCGAGGCGCTGGAGAAGCAGCCGTACGACGCCAACGGGCTGCCCGACAAGACGACCGGTTTCGACCATCCGCCGGACGCCCTGGGCTACTTCATCCACAGCAAATTCCCCGCCGCAGTAAGCGCGCGCGACCGACCGTCCATTGAACGGCCTCGGGTGCTGGTGCCCCATAGCCGCCAGTGGTTGGAGCACTCCGACCAGCCCTCACCCGCCGAACGTAGGAGATCCGCCCTGTGACCATGCCCACCGCCGATAGCTTCACCGACGCACTGGCGGCCGAGCAGGCAGCCGACGCAGAGCGCGAGGCGCAGGCCCAGGCGCTGGCACAGGAAGAGGCGGACGTCGCGAACTGGCACAAGCGCATCAAGGAATCGCGCGAATTCGACAAGAACGCCCGCAAGGGCTATGCGCTGGACCGGCGCTACTGCCGCAACCAGGTGGATCCTGTCTACGACGTGAGCGTGCCGATCGCCGGCACCTACGTGAACCTGCTGACGTCGTTCCTGTATGCGCGTGACCCTGAGCCCGCCGTGCAGCCCGCCGAGTCGGTCGGCTCCAGCCGGGTGAAGCTGGCCAAGCAGGTCGGCCGCACGCTGGAGATCGTCATCGCCTCGCTGTGGAAGCGCGGGCGCTTGAAGCACGCCGCCGACGCCATGGTGCGTTCTGGCCTGAGCATCGGCATCGGCTGGATCAAGGCGGCATGGCACCGCGAGACCGAGCGCGACCCGACCACCGACCAGCGCATCGCCGACCTGCGCGCCAAGCTCGAAGCCCTGGCCTTGATGGAAAACGAGCTGGCTGAGGGCAACGCCGCCAACCCGGACCTGCTGAAGGCTCAATACGAGCAGCAGATGCAGACGCTGGAATCGCAGGTTGAACACATCATCTACAACGGCCTGGTCTTCGACTTCGTGCGTGGCGAAGACATCCAGGTGTCCATGGACGTGGCCACCCTGAAGGATTACGCCATCTCGCCGTGGATCGCCCACCGCACGTTCATGCCGTACGACAAGGCGCAGGCCACGTTCCCGGATCTGCGGGACGAGCTTGGGAAGGCCGAGGCCTACTACCACGTGCAGCCCGAGAGCCGTACGCGCGAAGGCGGTTTCGCCCCGGCCGATGGCGTGGTGAGCGAGAGCGACGCCGAGGTGTTCCGCAGCGCCACGGCAGCGGGGCAGGGCAGTGATGCTGGCCCGCGCTTCCTGTGCATCTGGGAGGCGTGGGACCTGACCACCAACCTGGTGCACACCATCACGCCCGGCCTGCGCCGCAACCTGCGCCAGCCGTACACGCCCGACCAGCGCAGCACGCGCTTCTACCCCTTCTTCCAGTGGGCACCGCTGTGGGTGGATGGGGAGCGGCATCCGCAGTCGCTGGTGGACCGTTCGCGCGCCCTGCTGGACGAGTACAACCGCACGCGCACCAACTACCGCGAGCATCGCCGCCGCGCGATCCCGAAGCTGGGCTTCGACCGTGGCGCTGTCGAGCCAGACGATGCGGCGAAGCTGGAGGGCGCCGCAGTCGGCGAAATGGTCGGTCTGGACCTGAAGGGGCAACCGACCGGCAACGTGCTGTTCCCCATCCAGTACAACCAGATCGATGCCGCGCTGTACGACACCGCGCCGATCCGCGCCGAGCTGGAACTGATCTGGGGCATCCAAGAGGCGCTGTCCTCCAGCATCCAGACCGCGAAGACGGCCACCGAGGCCGACATCCAGCAACAGGGCACCGAATCCCGCCTGGGCTACAGCCGCGACAGCTTGGACGATGTCCTGGGCGAGGTCGCGCAGTACACCGCCGAGGAAGCCATGTCGCCCGCCGGCCTTTCGCCGGAAGAGGTCAGCGACATCGCCGGGCCAGAGGCGCTGTGGTTCAACGCGCCCCTGCCAGAGCTGGTCACCGCACTGCTGAATGTCGCCATCCGCGCGGGTAGCTCGGGCCGCCCAGCTTCCAATCTTCGCCGGCAGCAGTGGGCGACCATCCTTCCCCAGATGCAGCAGGCCGCAATGACCATCGGCCAGCTGCGTGGCGCTTCTCCGTTCGAGATCGCGGATCGGCTGGAGCAGATGCTCGTCGAGTCCGTGGAGCGTTTGGGCGATCCATCGATCGATGCGTACTCGTTCATTCCCCAGACGCCCGAAGCACCCGCCATGGGCATGCCAGGCGCCGCACCTTTGCTGCCCGGCCCCCCTGGTGCCGACCCGATGCAAGCCCTTCCGCCGGCCGAAGCGCCGGTACCTACCGCAGCACCCGTGGGCGGCGTTGTCGCGCCGCCTCTCTGACACAGGAGCAGACCATGCGCCGCCACCCCCTGACTCTGGCCATCTGGCGCGCGATCGCCAGCATGGCCCGCTGATCACCACCACCACGCCACCCTGCCGCCAACTGAGGTTCCACCATGCACATCGAAGACCCGAACACCCCGGCCACGCCGGATGCCACCCCGACCGACGTCCAGCCGGGCGACACCGGCGCGCCGGCGGTTGCCGATGGCGGCGATGCGCCGCAACCAGCCGCTACCGAGCTGGATGCCTTCTCCGCTGGCGTTGAGGCCGCACGCGAGCAGGAAGCGCGCGAGGACGCACTGCCCGGCGATGCCCCGGCTGCCGCAGACGGCCAGCCGCCGCAGGGCGGCGCACCGGCAACGCCGGCTGTCGTCGACCCGAATGCGCCGCCTGCAGGTGAGCAGCAGCCGGCACCGCCCGCCCAGCCGCAGCAACCGACCGTTGATGACGAGGTGAAGCAGCTGGGCCTGAAGGAACGCGCGGCCGAGCGCTTCCAGGAGCTGCACACCCAGGCCCGCGATGCCCGCGAGCGGGTCAGCCAGTGGGAGGAAACGGTGCAGAGCACTGGTGCCACGCCGGAGCAGTTCGGCGGTGCACTGCGCTACCTGTCCGACATCAACTCGGGCGACCCGAAGCGCATGGCCGAGGCCTATGACCGCATGCAGGGCGAGCTGCAGTGGCTGGGCCAGCAGCTGGGCCGCGAAGCGCCTGGCTTCGATCCGCTGAGCGCGCACCCGGACCTGGCCGGCCGCGTTACTTCCGGCGACATCACCCGCGACGTGGCGCTGGAACTGGCCCAGCACCGGCAGACCGGCCAGCTGCAGCAGAACCACACCCAGGCGCAGCAGGATCGCCAGCAGCAGGATCTGCAGTACCAACAGGGGCTCGCGTCGGTGCAGCAGCTGGGCACGCAGCTCCGTGCTGGTGATGCGCAGTTCGATCAGAAGCTGGCGCTGCTGGCGCCGACGATCGACATCATCCAGCGCACGCTGCCGCCGGCACAGTGGCAGACCGAGATCCACCGCGCCTACCTGGCCCTGCCGGCCACCGCGGTTGCCGCGCCAGCTGCAGCGGCACCTGTCGCCCGCAGCGCACCGAACCCGATCCGGGCGAACTCCGCCGCGCCGGTGGCGCCGCAGATCACGCCCGAGAACGCGTTCGACATCGGCGTCCAGGCGGCCAGGGCACGGGGGCAGTAACAGAGAAGGGGCCTTCCGGCCCCTTTCTCTTTAATCGACCTTCGGAATCGAAACCACACTGAAAAGTGGCTCTTCCCCGACCTGTCGACCGTCCGGCCGGATCAGCCATGCCGACCACGCAGTGAATCGCCGGCGGCATCCAGACAGCCCGTTGCCCCTACTCATTTTCCCGTCGAGCGAGATAACTGCGTCGCCGTTGCCGCGCTGGGCGTAGATGGCGAACTCTTCGCCGATGATGATCGAAGCGTTCCAGTTCCCCTCTTGCCGGTCCACGGTCGAATCGATTCCGGCCACCCGGATCTCCACCTGAAACTCGCCCCCCACGTAGGTGACGGTTCCGTTCTCTCGGGGGGAGAAAACGCCGGTGTGTTCGCCTGTCAGACAGATAGCGGAAAGGCTGCCACCCTGGCCGTGGTTGGCGTCGACGGACATAAACCACTGGCCGTTGTTGCGGTAGAAGCGTCCTGCTGGCACGTCAGATGCTTCGGCCACGAAGAACGCGGTTACGGGAAAGCTCATTCCATTGCCCCTTTTGTTGTAGCCGGCTTGCCCCGGCTCGCCGAGTGTACCGTCAGCGCCCATTGACGCGCCCACCAGCGCTGGCATCTTGACCACCGAGCGGCACACCAGCCGCCCCGCGTGTGACGTAAGCCGGGTTCGCCGCCGGTAGCGCTGTAACGAGCCTCGCGCCCTCGGAACGCGGAAAGACCCTCAGCCCCTGCGGGCTGGCCATCTTTCCTTCCGAGGCCATTCCTATGCCGCTTACCGCTGCGCAGATGGTGTCTGGTGCAAACACCCAGCTCCAGACCTATGCGACCAACGACCCGATCGATCAGTTCACCACCCAGCGACCGCTGGCCAACTGGCTGATCCAGAACCGCCAGGATTCGATCTTCGGCAACGGCGTCTTCAACGAGAAGATCCGCTACACGAACGACTCGAACTACCAGAACTACACCGGTGACGACCAGGTCACCTACAACCGCAAGAAGACCGTGCGTCTGGCGCCGTTCCAGGCGTACGAGGCCTTCGACGGCTTCACCCTCAACGAAACCGAACTGGCCAACAACGGCATCATCCTCACCGATGACCGCAATGCGGTGATGACCGAAGCCGAGAAGATCCAGATCGTCAACATCCTCCAGGAGAACTGGACCACCCTGAAGGATGGTTTCCAGGAGAACTGGGACATCGAAGTGCACCTGGACGGCGCAACCAACCCGAAGGCGGTTCCGGGTCTGGACGCGCTGGTCAGCACCACCCCGACCGTGGGCACCGTCGGCGGCATCGATCGCGCGGCCACGCCGTACTGGCGCAACTGGGCCGACATCGGCATCAGCACCGCCACCGCCGGCAACCTGATCTCGCACCTGGAAACCCTGTGGCGCAAGTCGATCGCCTACGGCAAGTTGGGTGCGCCCGACTTCATCGTGGTCGGTTCGGACATGTACGACGCCATCCAGGCTGACGCGCTGAAGGTCATGAGCCGCCAGATCACCATGGGAACCTCGGCCACCGGCGGCGTCACCTTGGATCCGTCCACCAAGTCCCTGGCATTCAAGGGCGTGCCGGTGGTGTGGGATCCGACCTTCGACGCCCTGGACGACCTGCTGGGCACCATCGCCGTGCCGTGGAAGAAGCGCGGCTACTTCCTCAACAGCAAGTCGCTGAAGCTGCGCCCGGTGAAAGGCCGCTGGATGGTCCGCCGCACGCCGCCGCGCGTGTACGACCGCCACACCCACTACTTCGGCATGACGGCCCACTACGGCCTGACGCTGAAGAAGGGCAACAGCAACGCGGTCTTCTCGATCGCCTGACCCCACGCAACGCCGGCGGGGGCATACCTCGCCGGCAGGAGAACGAAATGCCGAACGTGAAGACGCTCCCGACCGGGGGCACCATCGTCAAGCTCAACAAGACCCCGCTGCTGGGTGGCTGGGGCCGCGAAGGCCTGGCCAACCTGGGCGACAACACTGCTGTGACCACCGGCGTTCTGCTGCAAGGCCATGAAGCGCCGGCCGACGGCAGCACCCCGGCCGCTGGCAGCTCGGGCTGGTTCACCCTGCTGAGCGCAGCCGCCAACCTGGCGCCGGTGGTCGAGATTGCCGACCTGCCGGACTTCATCCGCACTGGCACCGCCGCGACGGCGCCGATCACCCTGGAGGGCGTGCAGTAATGGCCAAGACCGTATCCCTGCTGTTGCTGACGCTGGTCATCGACCGCGACGCAACCACCAAGCTGCCGGTGCAGATCTTCGATTACGAGCTGCCGATCGTGGAAGAGCTGTATCCGCCGGAGTCCATCAGCGAGTCCAAGCGCGAAGCCATCGAGGTCAAGGACTTCGACGTCTCGGAGGTCTTCGCCGGCCTGCAGAACAAGTACGGCCGCACTGCCGAGGGTGCCGAGGCACTGAAGTTCGCCTACCGCAACGAGCGCGACTTCGCCGGCGCCGTGCAGACCAGCATCAGCTCGGCCAAGGACGAAGCCGAGCGCGTCGATCAGGACGACGAGGAAGAAGAAGACCAGCCGACCGAGCTGGAAGCCCTTGCCGGCAAGACCGTCGCCGAGATCGAGGCGGCACTGGACAACCTGACCGACGAAGACCTGCACGAACTGGCCGCGATCGAGAACGCCCGCGAGAAGCCGCGTAAGGGCGTGCTGGATGCCATTGCCGCGGCGCTGGGCGACCAGGGCAGCGAAACCGTTTAAGTCCGCTGGCGGCGGGCTGGCGGCCGGCCGGGGCGACTCGGTCGGCCGTTTTTCTTTCTGGAGAACGATATGGGCGGCAACAACGCACCGATCATGGTCAACGGCGGCAACGTCTACGACAGCCCGCTGGGGTATGACGCGCCGATCAACTACGACACCGGGCAGGTGAACCTGTCGTCGCTGGGCGTGGAATGGTCCCTGAAGAAGGCACGGCAGGAGGTGATCCGGCGTCTCGGCTTCGTGGTCGAGCCCGTCAAGGTGCAGCGCACTTTCGACCAGCTGCGGCAGACGGTATCGACGGCGCTGGGCTTCACCTACGTAGGCACGCCTGCACCGCGCACGATGGCATCGCTGCGGCTGGACCTGCTGCGCCGGCTCGGCTTCTCTGCGCAGGCCACTGCCGATGCTTGGGCGCCGGGCGTGAAGGAACTGCTGACCAACTTCCTGTCCGAAGCGCAGGTGGCGCTGCAGCACCAGTACCGGCTGAGTGTCAGTACGCCGCTGGCCTCGTTCCATGACGACGCCGACGTGACCACGCTCGACCCCTGGGCCGTCTTCCTGCTGGCGCTGGCCAATTCCAAGGCCCACCACGGCCAGCAGGACGCGAAGGCCTACTACGACCAGCTGGGCGGCTACATCACCACCGTGGCGAAGTCTGCGGATGTGGACCAGATCATCAACACCGCGCAGGACTCGCTGCTGCAGCGGTATGCAATGGACCGCTACGGCGACGGGAAGGCGCCGCTGGTCGAAGGCGACGACAAGACCCTGATCGACGGCGTGGCCGTGGAAATGCAGGCGATCGCCGATGCGAAGGCAAAGTACGGCCAGAAGGATGCCGAGGCCTACTACAGCCGCCTGCAGGAGATGGCACAGCGTCGGCCGTTCGACCTCGACGCGATGGTCGACAGCTTCATTCGTGACGCTCAGGACCAGCTGTATCAGCAGTACAAGGAGCTGCGCACCGAGCGGTGGTGGACCATCCAGTGCGTGCCCGGCGCCAACCTGTACGACGTGCCGCTGGATCTGGATCAGTACCTAGACTTCCGGCGCATCACCTGGGCGGGCATTCAGGACGACGTGCAGTGGACGCCCCTGATCGAGGGCATCGACCCTGTGCTGTACACCAGCACCTCGCTGAGCAAGCCGGCCTATTACCGGATCACCGGCTGCATCGAGATCTTCCCGGCACCCGACCGCGCGTACACGATCAAGATCCGCGGCCACCTTGGCCTGAAGTGGCTCACCGGTGATGGCGATCTGCTGACGGTCAACAGCCGCGCGGTGTTCCTGCATGCTCTGGCGAACGCGAAGGCGCACTACAAGCAGCCCGACGCCGGCAACTACATGCAGCAGGCCCAGGCCTATGTGCGGCAGCTGATCGCCGGCTCCCACGGCACCCGGCGCTACATCCCCGGCACGCGGCAGATTCCGCCGGCGCGGCGCCCGATTCCCGTTGGCGGCTGGCCGGAGGGCAACTGATGCGCGCCACCTACCTGACCGCCGTAAAGGCCGGCATCACCCGCCTGCGCGACAAGGGCGGCGCGTCGGAGGATGCGCTGTTCGATCTGCTCAACGGCTACGTGACCGCGGCCCGCACCATCCGCATGCGCCAAGCCGCACGCATCCAGCTGGACCTGCCGCCCGGCACGATCGGACTGACCTCCTTCAAGGGAGCGTTCGTGGTGTATGCCGACCAGGTGATGCCAGCTGGACCCGGATACTCGGTGGTAGTGCTGAAGCACCCTAGCAACGGCTCGGCCACGCTGAAGGAGATCCACTACTCTCTGCCGTATCTGGGATTCCTGTACGTGGTGGCCGAGTTCTCCGACGGCTCGATCTATCACTACTGGCTGGAAGAGGGGAAACCCTGGGCACCCAACACCACGTACCTGCCGGGTGCGCTCGTCAGCCCGACAGCGCCCAACGGCCTGGCCTATTCTTTGGTGGACACCGGTGGTGGCCACGCAACATGGGAGGCCTACGCGGCGCGCACTGTCGGCAATGTGGTGGTGCCGTCGACCAACAACGGCTTCAAGTACACGGTCAGCTCGGTGAGCGGTGCGAACGCGCGCTCCGGCGACACCGAACCGCAGTGGCCTGCCACTGCCGGCGGCACCGTGAACGAGGACGTTCCACTGGAGAACCCGCTGGGGAATGCGGGCAGCGGCACGGCGGGTGGCTCTGTCCCACAATGGACCGCTGCCAAGCAGGCAGCCAAGGGCGACCTCATCAGGCCGGTGAACCTGCCCAGCCCGACGGCAACTGCACCGATCAACGGCAACTTCACCGACGGCAACACCGGCTGGGATCTGGAAGGTGGTGCGCACATCGTCTCGGGCAAGCTGGAGCTGCCAGGGCGCATCAGCGATGGCGCAGCGGTGAATCAGGCGCGCTTCGTCGTCGCTGACGGGGCTTCCCTCACGGCAAACTGTCTGATCGAGCAGGGCCCGGCCAAGGCTGGCGCCACGCGCGGCTGGGTAGAGATTCGCTGGTACGACAAGGACGACGTGATGATCTCCTACACGCAGGGGAACATCGTCAGCAGCGATGCGGCGATCTCCACTGCGGTTTCGCCGAAGCCAGCCGGCGCGTCGTATGCCCGGGGCGTCATCGCTCTGTGGTCGGTTGGTGACCACGACCATGTGACCGGCGCCGACAACCTCACAGTCAGCGGGGCGGTGAACGGGCTCCCTGCCGGTTTGGTGTACCGCGCCGTGCAGGACGTGGTGGCGCATACCGGTGCCACAGAACCGGCGTGGCCGAACATCCTCGGTAAGCGCGTGGTCGATGGCGGGGTGACCTGGGAAGCTGTGGCGATCACCCGCGTCACCTGGACAGCATCCCCGCTGTACGTGAGCGGCGGCAGCGAGCCGGCGTGGCCAACCAACGTGGGCGGCACCGTGGTGGATGGCAGCGTGACCTGGCAGGCCGTGAGCCGCCGGGTAGAGGACCCGAACTGCCCCAACAGCAAGGTAGTGCTGATCGGCGCCTCGAAGGTCTTCGCCGGCAATGGCGACACCGTTCCGTATAGCGCCACCGTGGCGCCGAAGGACTGGAGCACCGCCAACGATGCCGGGTTCCTGCCCACGGGGCTGCAGAACTACGGCGCCAACCCGGTGGCGGCCATGGGCCTCTACCGCGGCAACCTGACCGTCTTCAACGCCGAGGCATTCCAGCTGTGGCAGATCGATGAAGACCCGGCCAGCATGTCGCTGCTCGACGCGCTGCCGGTGGGTAGCACCCAGCACCGCGCCATTGCGGCAGTGGGCAACGATCTGCTGTTCCTGGCCAGCCAGGGCGTGCGAAGCGTCGGCATCGCTGCCAGCAGCACGAACTTCCAGGCTGGCGACGTAGGCATGCCGATCGACCCGCTGGTGCAGGCATGGCTGGCGCAGCCTTCGGTGGTGCCGCGCGGCCTGTACTTCCCGGCCGCTGGCCAGTACTGGCTGATGTTCGCGAAGGACGGCCAGACAGAGGTTTTCGTTTACACCATGACGCAGATTGGACAGGTGGGCGCCTGGTCGCGGTACGTCTTCCCGTTCGAGGTGCACACCTGGGCGATCCAGGGCGACGCGCTCTACCTGCGTTCGGCCAACCGCATCTACCGCATGGTCGACGGCGCGATCGGGGACGAGCTCTCCCCGGGCGTGTTCACCCCGTTCCAAGGCGTCATCCAGTGGCCGTGGCTCGACTTCGGCCCGGCGGGCGTCACGAAGATGCTGTACGGGTTCGAGGTGGTGGGGCGGGGCGAGGTCGGTATCCAGGTCGGCTTCGACCAGACCAATGGCGGGGCGTTCACCCCTGCATACAAGGTCGACCCGGACACGCTCACCGGTGGCCCGGTGCCAATGTCGATGGCGGCGCCAACGTTTGCGGTGCGGCTGGTCTACGACGGCACCGAGGCGTGGCAGTGGAATGCCTTCGGCCTTTATGTGCAGGACTTCCGCCCGATGGCGTGACCATTGATCAAGGGGGGTAGGAAGTCAGCATTTCGGCATGATTTCCCCCCGTCTCCCCCGCAATGTTGTGCCCTGTCGGCCACTCCACCTGGTGGTGCTGGCCGACATTCTTCGGCACGAAGAACAGCGCCAGTTCCTGGCCATCCTTGGCGGCAAGGCCTACAGCCCTGATACCACCGCGCACGCGCTGGTGAATGCCTGGGCCACGTCTTCCCCGTATGCGCTCACCGTGCTGCGCGCTGATGGGACGCCCGCTGCTGCTGGCGGATTCGAGCCAGTCGGCCCGGGCATCTGGCAATCGTGGATGATCGGCACTGAACAGGGCTGGGCCGAGCAGTGGCGCGCGATGACGAAGGCCAGCCGCTGGCTGATCGACCAGCTGTTCGAAGCCGGCGCGCGGCGCCTGCAGGTCAATGCTCTGGCTGACCGCTTGGCGGCCATCGAGTGGTTCGAACGGTCGCTGGGAATGCAGGACGACGGTGTCTGGAGCAGGCAGGGTGCCAACGGCGAGGACATCGCTCACTTTTCACGCATGCGAGGTGCCTGATGGGCGGCAGTAGCGGAAGCAAGGCGGCCAATGCCGCGGCACAGACCGAGGCCTGGCGAACCTCGAACATCAATCGCGCCACCGACCAGGTGAATCGGCTCTACAGCGCACCCTCGCGCCAAGCCGGCTACGACGACTTCCTGGGCGCCACTCGGGATTTCTATGGTGGGGAGCTGGGGCGGCAGAAAGAGCAGGCAGACCGAAGCCTGAAGTTCGCCATGGCCCGTAGCGGCCTCGCCGGAGGATCTGCGGCCGTAGACGCCAATCGCCGTCTGGGCGAGGACTATCAGCGCGGCGTGCTGGATGCCGAGCGTCTGGCACAGGGCGCGCTGGCCGACCTGCAGGCATCGGACGAGACCTCGCGACAGAACCTGCTGTCGCAGGTCGCCGGCGGCATGAGCCTGACCAGCGGAGCCACACAGTCGGCGCAGGCGCTGCAGGGCAACCTGCAGGCCGCACAGGGCCGACTGCGGGCTGATTCGCTGGGCGAGATCTTCGGCGGCCTTGCAGACGTGTATACCCGCAGCCGCGAGGCAGCAGCAGACCGCCGGGGCTTCCGCGATGTCTACAACACGCTGTACCAGCCAGGCTTCGGTTACGGCGGTGCCCGATGAACGCGATGCCCAACGTGATCAGCACCATGGCTCGGCTGGTGAGCCAGCCATCGCTTGCGGACATCGTGCAGCTGCAGGAGCTGTGCGCGCAGCTGCCGCAGGCGGAAATGCCGGTGGAGCACACCTTCCTTCCAGGCCAGTATCTGCGCCGCATGTCGATGCCGGCCGGTGCACTGGTCGTGGGCAAGCGCCACCGCTTCCGGCATGCCCTGATTGTCTCTGGCCACGTCACCCTGCGCACCGCCGACGGCATGGTGGAGCTGCAGGGCTTCCACGTCATCGACTCGCCACCTGGCATGAAGCGCGCCATCTACGCGCATGCCCAAAGCGAACTGGTAACCGTCCACCTCACGGACGAGACGGATCTGGAGCGGATCGAGGCGCTGGTGATCATGCCCGACGACGAGCCGCTGGAATTGGAGGAACAGCCATGACGTGGATCGCAACGGCCATCGTGCTGGTCGGCGCCGCAACGCAGCAGTACACGCAGCACCAGGCTGCCAAGAAGGCCGACAACCAAGCGGCGAACCGGATCTACCAGCAGGCGGCCAACCAGGAGCGCGCCGACTACGCGGTGAACCAGCTGCTGACCAAGCGCGCCACTGACGACGGTAGCGCCGAGCGGGCGGCTGTCACGCGCAGTCTGATGGACCAGTCGCAGGCGGCGCAGATGGCAGCAAGCCGAGGCCTTAATCAGGGTGGCGCAGTCAGTGACGCCTACCGGACGTCGGCCAACGACGCCGCGCTGGGGATCAGCGACTACGGCCAGCGCGCAGCCGGCCTGATGGCCCGAATCGACGCGCCACAGCAGCAACGCAGGCGCGAGGCGCTGCAGAGCGGCAACCTTGCATCGCAGTTGGGCCTGATTGGGCGTGAGGCGGCCAGCGATGACTTCCTGGCACAGCTCCGGCTGCAGGCCATTCGCCCCGACCCTTGGCTGACCGCCGCTGGCCAGATCGCCCAAGGCATCGGCAGCGGGATGGCGGCACGCGGTGGTGCCGCGCCCAAGACCAATGCTGGGGCTACCGCCAACTTCGGCAACCAGGCCAGTACCTGGTACCAGAATTCGAACCTGTGGGGGCGCTGAGATGGCGACGAACGGATGGGCCTCTCTTGGCCAAGCATTTGCGGGCGGTGGTGCGGGGCAGGAGCGGGCATATCAGGCCGGCCAGACGCGTGCTGCACAGCTGGCCACGCTGCTGGCCGGTGCACAGATCAAGCGCGACGAGGCGATGGCACGTGATCAGCTGCAGGCAAGCATTGGCGGCGTGGTCGCCGACCCTGCTCAGGCCAGTCTCCTAGCCACAGCGCTGCGCGGTGGGTTCGACCCGACCAAGATCACCGGGTACACCGGCGATGTGCAGGAACAGGGGTTCCGCGGCGATGCCGTAACCCGGGCTCTGGCTGGCGACTGGGCCGGAGCCAATGCCAATCTGGTGGGTGTGGCCAATGGCCCGGTGGAGCTGGCCACCATCCAAGGCCAGAACCTGATCAACAACCGACTGCTGCCCGGCGGCAGTGGCGTCAGCACCACCGAGCAGGGGCGCGCCGGCATGCTGGCTGATGCCGCCCGTGCGCGCGCATCCGATGCCAGCGCCGCCAGCTCGTTCGCATCTGCGGCACGCACTCGGCAGGCCATGGGCATCGACGGCGCCCAGTTCGCGCTGCAGCGTGCTGGCCAGTGGAACCCGGGCGGCAAGAACGCCGGCGGCAACTCACCACTGCCTGTGTCGGCGCTGAAGGAGCTGCTGGGCGTGGAGGATGCATTGGGTGGCACGCAGGTGCTGGCCGACATCATCAGCAAGAACGCTCAGCGCCTCGCAGATGGATCATTGCGGGTCAGTCCGACCAGCTCTCTGCTGGCACGCGGCCGCACATTCGCCGGTATCGCTACCCCCGGCGACGTGAATTACAACGAATGGCAGGCTGACCTGACAAAGATCGTCAACGAGTCGCTGCGCCTCAACAAGGGCGTGCAGACCGAAGGCGATGCACAACGCGCTGCAAATGAGCTGATGAGCGCCAATGACCCTGCCACCGCAGCGGCGGCGCTGAAGCGCCTGGCAGGTTTCAACCAGCAGGCGGTCGAGCTGCAGCAGCGGAAGGCTGCGCTGATCAACGGCAACTACGGCCGCACGGCCAGCCCAGGCGCGATGCCCAGCGCAGTAGAGGCGTTCGGCGGTGGTGCTGCACCGGCACCAGCACCAGCTGTTCCTGCGCGCCGTCGCTTCAACCCGGCCACGGGGAGGATCGAGTAATGCCGATCGAAGTTGAGCTGCCCGACGGCAGCATCGCCGAGTTTCCTGATGGCATGCCTGATGACCAGATCAATGCAGTCCTGCAACGACAGTTCGGCGGAGGGCAGACGCCCGTCGTCGATCTGCCGGCGGTGCAAGCGCTGCCGCCGGACTTCTCGGACGTCACCTCTACCGTAGACAGCACGGCGACCGGCCGGCAGGCCGATGGGTGGCGCGCTGGTCCGCTGCGGGATGCGGCGTTCAGCCTGCGCTCGGTGCTGCAGGGAGGCGGTAGCCTCTTGGGAGCCCTGGGTGGCGACGCGCTGGGGGCGCTCGAAACGCAGGTCACTGGTCGGCCCGTAGCCAGCTTCCGGGACAACGCTGCGCGCCTGGCCGATGTGCTGGGCCTGCCCCAAGCGCAGACCGCCGGCGACCGCGTGCTGGGCGATGTCGGCGAAGCGCTGACCGGTACCGCGCTGACCCTTGGCGGGGGTGCGGCCCTAAACGCTGGGCGTGCAGTGGCGCCCACGCTGACTACAGCTGGGCCTGCACCCACTGCTGTTCCTGGCGTTGCCGAGCGCGCTGGAGAGTTCCTCACTGCACAGCCGGTGCTGCAGGCTATCAGCACGATCGGCAGTTCTGGAGCGGCTGGGCTGGCCCGAGAGAGCGGTGCAGGTCCTGCTGGCCAGCTGGCGGCCGCACTCGCCGGCGGCATCGGCCCGGCGGCTCTCATGCAGGGCGGTGCTGCAGCTGTGCGAGGTGCAGTGCGCGGCCGTTCCGGCGAGGCCATGCGGAACACCATCGCCGACTTCGAAGCGTTGGGCACTACCCCATCCGTCGGCCAGGCGTCGGGCAACACCAACCTGCAGGGCGTGGAGAACCTGCTGGCGGGCGCGCCGACCAGCTCGGGCGTGATGCGTCGTTTCGCCGAAGGGCAGGGCAACGACATCGCCAAGAACCTCGGGGAGCGGTCGCGCGCACTGGCGGCGGACCCCACCCGGCAGAACGCTGGCATGGCCATCGAAAAGGGCGTGGCGGCCTTCAAGGGCGATGTGACCGCACGCCGCCGGGCGCTCTACGACGCCGTCGACCAGCTGGTGCCGTCGGATACCCCGGTGCGTCTGGACCGGACCAATGCAGAGCTGGCACGGCTGACCACGGTCGATCCCGGCGCACCGGCCTCCGCCGCTTCGATGATCCCGGACGAGGTCACGCAGCTGGCGCGCAACATCGCCTCTGACCTGGGCGAGGGTGGCACTGCGCTGCCCTACCAGACCTTCAAGGATCTGCGGTCAAACCTGGGCAACGGCCTGTTCGACTTCACCCTCACCCCTGACCGGGCCACCTCGCAGCTGCGCGGCGTGTACCGCGCCATGGGTGACGACATCGAGGCGGCAGTGCAGGCGCAGGGCGGCAAGGCTCCGGAGGCGCTGGCGCGGGCGAATGCCTACTTCAAGTCCACGCAGGAGCAGCTGAAGCAGCTGGAGCGCGTGGTGAACAAGGCTGGCGGCCCCGAAAAGGTCTACAACGCGGTTATGGCCGGTGCTGGCGAAGGAGGCACCACGCTGAAACGCGTGATGGAGGCATTGCCGGGTGAGGGGAAGAAGTCCCTGACGGCCGCCGTTCTGAACCGCATGGGCCGCCCGACGCCGGGCCAGGCTGGGCTGCCTGCCGAGCAGTTCAGCCCGGGCACGTTTATGACCAACTGGAGCAAGCTGTCCGACGAGGCGCGGCGGGAACTGTTCGGCCACTACGGCCCGGGCTTCGCCAAGGACATGGACCAGATCGCACGGGTGGCCGACAACATCAAGAGCGGGTCGCAGGTTTTCGCCAACCCCAGCGGCAGCGCAAACCGCGCTGCTGCGTACACCTACGGTGCTGCGCTGGTTGCGTCCCTGATGGACGTGAGCGGTGTGTCCACAGCGAGCTTGCTGGGAAGTGGCGCCGGGGCGAACGTTGTTGCCCGTGCGATGGTGAATCCGCGCTTCGTGAAGTGGCTGGCCAGGGCGACCACTGCGCCAGTCGGGTCAGTGGCCGGTAGCCTGGCGTCGCTTCGAAATATTGCGGCCAACACCAACGATCCTGAGCTACAGCAGATTGCTGAGCAGCTGGGGAACGCGGAAGAAGAAAGTGGCCAGGCCGCCGAGTAGAAGAATCAGCCCCGCTACAAGGTAGATGGCAACGCGGCCGCCACCACGGCCGCCGGCTTCATGCTTGCGCTCCCAGTCCTTGCGCCGGATCTCGCTCCAGGCCTTTCCCGGGTGGAACTGCCCGGCATCTTTGAAACGGTCGTCTGCCATATGGGCCTACCTCAGCTTGTTGTACTCGAGCTCGATCACCTGAGCCCAAAGGGTTGGGGGGAAAAGCGCTTCTACGGATCGAATGGTCGGCGAAAGCTCTGTCATTTTCCGGTCGAACGCAGGATCGCGCGCACGAAGCCTGTCGCCCAGGGATCCCACCTCGGCCAGCCCTTGCGGCCGGGCTTCATCTGGACAAGCGGCTCCCCACAGGAGTTCGCCAACGGTTTGCGGACCTATGCGAGTCTGCTGACTCGACAGTTGGCTACCACCAATCCGCTTTCCATCCAAACCATACTCTGTGAATTGTTGGATACTGAGCATCCGCTTGGCACAGTTGATCTGGACGAAGTTCAGCGTGCGCGAGAGTCGCTTATGGCCAGCGTAACGGTACTCAAACCACGCATCTGCGTAGTCGCCGTTCCTGGTCAACGAAGCTGTATCCAAGAACGCACCGAACCCATCGTCAGCCCCGTCTCCAACGTACTGCCAACGGTCTTGGCCGGCGGCGTTGCATGCGGTGAGCATCAGTAGCAAAGCTGCAATCCTTTTCATCCCGCCCCCTTTTCCCGGCCATCCCGGCCAGCCGGATGGTACCACCAGCCCCGGCGGGCCCCGTACCAAAGGAAAGGCCCGGTTGCCCGGGCCGTTGCGTCACTCACCCACTGTGAAGACAGGCTCCGTCCCGAATGGTTTCCCATCACCGTCCGTCAGCCAGATGCTGAAAGTGCTGATGTACTCCCATGGTTCCCGCCGCGACAGGGTTTCCTGTCCGAGGGTCGTAAAGGAAGATTGGATCTGAGGAATGTGCCATTCATGGCCGTGGAACGTAACACCCTCTTCGCCAATCGAGACAGCCGGAAGTTTCCCTGTAGCTGCAAGACCGATCTTCGCCAGGACCTGCCATCCGTTTCCGTGTGCGATACGAATGCCATTGGCAACAGGCCACTTCCCAATCTTTCCAGCGTCCGGGCCGGACAAGATGAGCCCTCGCTTGTCTTCGCCTTCCTCGTTCTCGAGCCTTAGCCACCAGCCGTTGTAGATGCAGACCAGGTCACCCGCCGAGGCCTCGGTGGTCGGTATCCGTTCAAATGAATGCAGAGGTAGCGCCATCACCATCTCCTTGGTTGGAGCCCGGATTCTAGCCCGTGCGCCGGTCCACGCGTCCAGCGCCCATTGAACCGGAACCCCCTGAAGGCACCGTAGGCCCATCAATTCCAAGGGGGCCGACAGTGGCACGAATCACAGCACAGGAGGCGGGCGGCCAGAACGTCGTGGCGTTCCTGGACATGCTGGCCTGGTCCGAGGGGACCGACAACGGCCGGCAGCCGACCAAGCAGCACGGCTATGACGTCTTGGTGGGCGGCGGCCTGTTCTCCGACCTCAGCAAGCACCCCGAGAGGCTGGTGCGGCTGAATTCCACGCTCAGCTCCACCGCTGCCGGCCGGTACCAGTTCCTGAAGCGGACCTGGGCCACCTTGCAGGCGCGGCTGAAGCTGCCGGATTTCGGCCCGCTGAGCCAGGACAAGGGCTGCATCGAGTTGATCCGAGGCCGCCGCGCGCTCGATGCGGTGAAGGCCGGCCAATTCGACCGTGCCGTGGCGCTCTGCGCCAAGGAGTGGGCCAGCCTGCCGGGCGCCGGCTACGGCCAGCACGAGCAGAGCCTGGAGAAGCTGCGGCAGATCTACAAGAAGGCCGGCGGCACTCTGGGTGGGGGCGTATGAGCATGGAAGCCCAGCCGAGCCAGGACGGCCGCACCCGTATTTCACTCGGCCCTGTCGAGAAATGGATCGTTGGGGCCTTCGCCGGCTTCATGGTTGCCGGCGGCTACTGGCTGATCAGCTCCATGCAGGCGGTGCTGACCCAGCAGCAGGTCACGAACCAGCAGATGGCCACCGTGCAGCAGCAGCTGCAGACCTTCAACACCCAGCTGGCCGACGTGCCGGCGCTGAAGCTCGAACTGGCCAAGCAGGCCGTGCAGGTCGAGCAGAACAAGGCCGACATCAAGGAGCTGAAGCAGCTCAGGGGGCTGAAATGAAGGTCGAGCTGATCGACGGGTGGCGCCGCGCCTGGAAGCTGGCCTCGGTATGGGTGTTCGGCCTGGTGTGTCTGTTCCCGGACATGTACGACGCGATCGCCGCCATGGGCTGGATGGACGAGCTGCCCGAGCCGGCGAAGTGGTCGATCCGTGCGCTCGGCGCGGTCGGCGTGGTGGCCCGCGTCCTGAAGGCCCGGAGACGCCCCGATGCAAATCCCTGACCCGATCCGACCCTATGCAGACCTGATCCGCTTGGGCCTTGCGGTGGTGCTGGCTGGCGGCCTGTTCGTAGCCGGCTGCCAGCGAGGCGAGGACCTTCAGGCTGCACAGGACCGGAAGCAGATCGAGGCCGTGCAACGACAGCTGGAAGGCGCGTGCGCCGAGGCCGCTGAGAACTTGCGCGCGGCCAATGCCGCCGGCGAGCTGCTGCAGGAGGTGAACCGGCAGACCCAGGCATCGATCGATGCTGCCGAGGCAGCGCGTAAGGCCTCCGATGCCGCGGCCCGTCGGGCTGAAGCCGCAGCGGCTGAAGGCCAGCGCCGCGCTACGGCTGCCGAGAAAGCCCTGCAGGCCGCCAAGACCCAGCCCGCGTGCCGGGTACAACTGGAGCAGACCCTGTGCGATTCCATCCCGCTGCTTTGATCCTGCTGGTGCTGGCCGGTTGTTCCAGCGCGCCGCAGCGACCGGCCATTCCGGAAAAGGTGCTGGTCCCTGTGGAGAAGCAGGTACCGGTCGACTCCCGTCTGACCAAGCCGTGCCAGGCCAAGCGCGCCACCTCCCGCACGGTTGAGGCCGTGGTGGCCGCCTACAACGCCAACCTGGTGACGCTGCAGGACTGCGACAGCCGCATGGGCGAGATCCGCAGCTTGGGCGAGGGGAAGACCCAGCCGTGAGCAAGGTCAAGCTCCAGGACAACCTCGGCCGTGTGGTGAACATCAACGCAGATGCCACCAAGGGCGCGATCGTGGGCGTCAATCTGTACGCGGCGGATGGCAAGACACTGATCGATCCGGCCCAACTCGGCGGCGGCACAGGCAGTAGCAGCACGCCTTGGGACAACCTGACCGGCGTGCCCCGCAACATCGTAGCCTTGGCCCAGCTGTCGGGGATGGGCTATCCCGTGCTTGTGGGCCCCGCCGACTGGCGCATGCGCACCTTCCGCCCCGGCGGCGGCATTACCATCGTCAACGGCAATGGCCGCGACGGCGATACCGTGGTGCGGCTGGAGGAAGTCGGCAACACCGAAGACGGCCAAGCGCTGCTGAAGATCACCCGGGACGTGTACGGCCGCGTCATTGCTACCGCAGCAGCCAGCACCGACGACCTGCCCGAGGGCGGCAGCAACCTGTACTTCACCGCCGCGCGTGCTGATGCACGGGCCGATGCGCGCATCACCGCACAGAAGGGCGCCGCCAACGGCCTGGCGCCGCTGGATGCGGCCAGCAATATCCCCACGCAATACCTGCCGGCGCTGGCGATCACGTCCACCTTCGTGGTGAACAGCCAGGCCGCGCAGCTGGCGCTGGACGCGCAGGAGGGCGATGTCGCCGTCCGCACGGACCAGAGCCGCACCTACATCCAGAACGGCGGCAGCGCCGGCACGATGGCGGACTGGACACTGCTGCAGACGCCGCCCGACCTGGTGCAATCGGTGAATGGTCAGACCGGCACCGTTTCGCTGGACGCGGCAGACGTGGACGCCACCCGTTCCGTGGTTGGCCTGCAGGGCGACGTGACCGCAACCGACATCGCCGACGCCCTCGGCCTGGGCACTGCCGCCACGCGCGCCGCCACCGACTTCGTGGCCATCGCTTCGCTGGCCACCCTTCCCAACGCCGTTGATGACGCCGCAGCCGCAACCGCTGGTGTGGCCGTCGGTGCCATGTACCGCAACGGTTCCGTCCTCTGCGTCCGCATCTCCTGAGGTAGCCCGATGACTACGAAATTCCCCGCTGAACTTGATCAGTTCGAGAATCCTCGACCCGACACCAGCCAGGCGACGGTACGCACCCACTCGCAGCAGCACGGTGATGCCAACGATTCGATCGAGGCGGTACAGCTGAAGGTCGGTATCGACAATTCTTCCGATCCCGAATCCTTGGATTTCAAGGTCGGAGCGCTGCAGAACGTTGCCGAGAACCTTGACTCTGCTGCCTTCCAGCCTGCGTCTGCGTTCGCTACGGCTGCGCAGGGAGCCTTGGCGACCAGTGCCGTGCAGCCAGCGGTCCTCGATGCGTCGGTGGATGTTCTCGATTCCAAGATCGACACAACCAATGCTGCGGTGAACACCCGCATCGACGGCCTGGAGGCTGCGCAGAGCAGTGACGCGATCTACGCGGCAACCTGGGCCGAGCTCGCGGCGTCCACTGGCTCGTTCACCGGGCAGGGTGCATTCGTTACCAACGACAGCGGCACCCACACTGATCCGGTGAGTGGGCAGCCAGTTGCCAATCTCGGCCAGTATCGATGGACCGGAGCAGCATGGCAGTGGCTGCGCGCGGACATGCTGGTGGAAAAGGCCGATAAGACCGAGGTCTCGGCACTGGAAACGAAGCTCGACAACACCGTACGCTCCACCGCGCTCGACGTGCCCTACGAGGTGAACTTCGCAGACGACGACGGCTACAGCGACAAGGGCCTGGGTCAGGGAATCCTCGATCTGAAAACGGTGATGCTGGCCAATGCCAGCCTGATCGGCACCACTGGCGCGTTCAGTCTGGTCGACTCCGACGGCTATTACGTGGAGGTAGTCGATAACACGGGCGTGGCAGGGTTGGTGAAGGAGGCAGAGGCCTTCGGACTCGACACCGGCCTGTCGGTACAGGACGACGACGGTTACGTGGTCGAGATCGTGGATCCCGATGGCGCAGTTGCTGCGTCTGACGACACCACGCTCTATGCAGCCCGCAATGCGGCAAACATCGATGCGTCACGGTCCGTTGCCGCACAGATCAACAGTGTGGCTACCCCTGTGGCGTACGACTACACGCATTTCCCGGTGTACGGGCAGAGCTTGAGTAACGGCACCGAGGGCTGGCCGGCTCTCAGCAAGACGCAGCCCTACAACAATGTGATGGTCGGCGGTTCGGTGCGGCAGGCCAGTATCGGATCAGCTGCGTTCTCTCCCGTCGGTGGCAACAGCGCATTCCAGCCGCTGGTCGCCAACGTCATGAGCACCAGCATGGCAGTGCTCACGGATGCAGAAGTGGCCGCGCTTCCTCCTGGGAATGGGGCATTCGGCGAGACAGTCGCCGAGGGCCTGGTTAATTCGCTGAAGAAGCTGCACAACCTGCGCAAGGGAGTGATCGATGACTCGATCGCGTTCGTGGCCAGCAGCAGCGGCGTGGGTGGAAGGACCATTGCTCAGCTGACCAAGGGCGCGAGCCCGAACATCTGGAACGTGCTGGTGGGGCATTCCCAGGCAGCGAAGGCCAATGCGGTCTCGGCTGGAAAGTCGTACGGCATCGGCGCGTTTCTGTGGCTGCAGGGCGAGAACGACTATCCCAGCACCAGCAAGGCTTCCTACAAGGCGGCGCTGAGCCAGTTGTGGTCGGACTTCAAGGTCGACGTGGCGGGGGGAGTGGCCGGGCAGCAGCTGCCACCGGTCATGCTGATGTACCAGACCGGCGCCAGCTTCACTTCGGACGGCAATGGGCTCGACACCGCGCTTTCCATTGGTCAGGCCCAGCTGGAGTACAGCGAAGAGAACAGCGACGTCTACATGGTCGGGCCCGTCTATCCCTACACCGACAAGCACACCAGCCCCGCCGCGAATGGTCACCTCGACCCGAATGGCTACCGATGGTGGGCGAACCTGGCGGCCAAGGTTGCCTACAGGGTCCTTGAGCTGCGCCAGGGCTGGAAGCCGCTTTCGCCGAGGAAGGTGGCCGCCGCTGGTCGAACGATCAGCATCGACTTCCACGTGCCCGAACCGCCTCTGGTTTTTGACACGCCCTACCTGGCCTACACACCGACAGATTTCGCCGACAAGGGATTCACCGTCCGCGACTCGGTAGGCGTGGTGGCGATCAGCGCCGTCCGGATCGTTTTCGACACGATCGTGGAATTGACGCTGGTTCGGGAGCTGGTTGGCGCGGCCTATGTGCGCTACGCCGACAAGACGTACCACGATGGGAACGGATGCCTTCGCGACAGCGATAGCTTCGTTGCGCCAGACCGGTACGTGTACCAGGCGGGTACCGGCCAGTACCCGGAGGCCAACATCGCGGCGCTCGTCGGCAAGCCCTACCCGATGCACAACTGGTGCGTCGCCTTCAACCTCAAAATTCAGTAACGGGAGAAAGAAATGGGTGCAGTCATCCACTCCAGCGGCAACAGCCTGCGTGCGAATTCCAAGCGGATCATCCCGCCGATCGACGCGACGGGCTTCAAGGGTATTTTCCTTTTCGGCGACAGCTTGGCGCAGAGCGTGCGGAACTACGCGGGCGGGGCCGATCTGGTGGTTACTGGCAATCCCGTCATCGGCTCAGATGGCCAAGGTTTGATGCTCAGGGAGGCCGTGGACTACGTCACCACTGCTTTCACCCAGGACATCAACACGACGATCATTGCGATGTTCCAGACCCAGCAGCAGCCCACCTTCCCGTTGAGTACCTATCCTGGCCCGCGCCTCGGTGATCCGACGAAGAATGATGCCGTCGGCATCGGCGTGCAGATGTTCAGCTCGGGTGCCAACGTTGGCCTGCATGGCTTCGTGGGAACTTGGGATGGCGTCACCGCCGGCAGTGCCAGCACGCTGCTGGTGAGCCCCAGCCCGTCGGCAACCCCTGCCGCTGGCATCTACAAGATGTGGGGCGTGCGCGCCGTGGCCGGCGTCTCGCCGGCATCGGTCACGGTGGACGATATGAGCGCAGGCACGAAGAGCACTCGGACTGCAGCTGCAGGGCAGGTGGCCGACCGCACAACGCGTGCGTTCCGGATCGGTAGCAGCTACCAGGCTACCCCGCAGGCCGCAGTGAAGATGCTCGGCGCGTTCATCATCAATCGCATCCTGACCGATGCTGAGATGGCAACCATGCACCAGTGGATGAAGGACTACTGGGCACGGCGCGGGATCTCAATCTGATCGTGTCTATGGCAGGGTCGACTATGGCTCGACCCTGCCTCATTCGACCTGCAGCAGCAGATCCTCGCGGTTGTTCCGCGGCGTGTTCACCGCGCGGCTGACGCGATAGGCCTCCATCGCCGGAGGCTCGCTGGCCAGCAGCATCGCCATGGCATCGTCCGGGCTGGCGGCCATCCACTCATCTAGCTGGTCGGCCTGCAGCCACACCGGCATGCGGTCGTGGATGTCGGCCGAGACGCCGCTGCTGTCACCGGTGATGATGGTGAAGGTGCCCAGGTTGCCGTCGGGCAGCAGTGGGCTGGTGTCCTCCCAGAGCCCGGCGGCCAGCAGTGGCCCGGTGGCGTGGATGAACCACGGATCCTTCTTGCCGTCCTCCGCGCTTACGGACCATTCGTAGTAGCCGGCCATCGGGACCACGCACCGGCGCTTCTTGAACGCCGAGCGGAAGGCGGGCTTGGTGGCCACCGTCTCGATGCGGGCGTTGATGGTCGAGCCCTGAAGGCCCTTGGCCTTGGCCCAGAACGGCAGCAGGCCCCAAGCCAAGCGGGTGACCTGCCGGCCTTCGCCGCGGTCCAGGATCACCGATGCGCGCTGCGTCGGGGCCAAGTTGTAGCTGGGCTGGATCTCGGCTAGGCCGGGGGCAAGGTCAGCCAGCCCCGGCTGGCCGAAGTCGATCACGGGGAGCTGGACGAAGCGGCCGCACATGGCCGGAGGGTAGCCCTGCCGGCCGTGCCCGGGGCGTGTAGGGCCGATCCGAACTGTGACGCCGGTCAGGCGGCCTCTACGCGAAACTTACGGTAGCGGCTCTACGATCGGGCTCCCCTTGGAGGCTGGAGAGAGACATGCCTAACAGGGCTGTTGTATTTGTCAGCGAAGCGGTCGGCGACCTGACCTCGGCCCACCTGTCCAAGATCATGGCGGACGCAGAGCGATTCAATCGCACTGCCGGAGTTACTGGGGTCACGCTGTTTGATGGACAGAGGTTCCTCGCTTACATGGAGGGGCCGCCCGACGGCTTGGATGTGGCCTTCTCCAGAGCAGCGAGCGCCACCAGCCATTCAAGCCTGATCGAGATTGCGCGGGGGCGGGTCGGGCAGCGCAGGCTTCCGTACTGGCCAATGCGTTGCATCCCCCTGTCGCCGCCGGAGCTGGTGCAGCTGGTGCGGGCCGACTGGACTTCCTTCTTGCAGCGGGGAGGCGATCAAGCTGGCCCAGCCACCGCGATGGAGATGCTGGTGGCACTGGTCGAACCATTCGCCGAGGCTGCCTGAGCGACGCCGCGCCGGCACCTGGACTAGTTGGAAGAACCATATGCTGTTTCCGCGTAGTTGGTGCCAAGTGGGCTCCATGGCGCTAGCATGGCCCTAGAGCACCTGACCGAGATGGCCGGACTGGATCATGGAAGAGTTGCCAAAGCGAAACAAGAAGCCCAGCCGCAAAGACGGCTTCCCTTGGAAGAGCACCATTGCCGTCGTGATTATCGTCAGCGTTGTCCTTGCCGTAGCCGAAATGGCACGGATTGACCGCGAGTATCGGTCGCAAGCGAATCGGCAAGCTCTTGAGGCTCTTGAAGCAGTGACCCAAGATCCGGCGTTTCAGGTAAAACAGGCGCTGGAACGGGCTCAGGCCAGCGACGCGGCCTTGAGAGAGCAGGTCAAAGAAGAGTCCCGAGCTACGACCGAAGAGCATTGAAGGGCCATGTTCCATGAGGCCGGAAGCGCCTGGGCCTCGCCGCGCCGATACAGAGCCGAGCCTTGCTCGGCCATCCGATTCGGGCAAATTTACGATTTCGTCAAATCGCCGATACAGCGCTTAACAGCTCCTTCCTCGAACGATTCAGGCAGGTCGCCGCCGCGTTCGCAGGATCTGCGACGGCCGGTCGTATCCTTCCGGCCATGCCGCTCCCCGCCGACTTCCGCTGGACGACCAGGTCCGCCAGCCTGCCCAATGACCCGCTGACCGTGATCGCCTGCCACAGCGTGTGGGTGGTGGCTATGGCCCAGCGGGTGAATGACGGGATCTGGATCGCCTCGCTGGACCGGCATCGGCATGGCCCCGGCGGGCCGTTCCGTTGGTGCAGCAGCTACGAGCAGGGCCGGGCAGGGGCCGAGCTGTGGGTGACCAGGCACGAGGACAGGCTGCGGGAGGATGTGGCCAAGATCCTGGCATGGCAGGAGAAGGTCCGGGGGAACCGGCTGGCCAAGGCCGACCAGGATCCGCCTTTCGGCTGGATCGGGTAGGGGCAGGCTGCACCCTATCCGCGCGTAAGTGATTGATCGTATTGGGGCGCAATCTGCACTTTTGGGATGCCTCGCGCAGCCCCGAAACCCTTACAGATCAAAAGGATGGGCCTATCTGTAACGATGCCTGGGGGGCAGAGGGTCGTCGGTTCGAATCCGGCCGTCCCGACCACTGTGATGAACCAAGAAGCCTGCGCAGCGATGCGTGGGCTTTTTTGTGCGTGCGGCAGAGGGAGATCATGCACCCGCGAAGCGGTAGATCAGCTCCGGGTCGCCTTCGTCCAATCCGTGTACGATGCCGCTGTCGATGAAGCCCGACGCAGCGAGCAGGCGCTGCATGCCGATGTTGGAGGCATTGGTCGAGGTGAACAGTTTGCGCCGGCCATGCAATGCGATGGCCTGGAGCAGCAGTGCGGTACCGATGCCTTGGCCGCGCTGTGCGTGCG